CTATCACTTGCTATAGCTTGTTTCATGTAAAGTAAAATAACTGTTTGTATAGATTCTTTAAATGCTTGTGCTTGTGCTTTCACCATAGGATCAGCATGATCACTTATACTAACAATTTTATTTACTATTCTTTCAGTCCAATATTCAGGACTTAAACCTTTATTTTGTGTAGTTTCTACAACTACATCACCTATTGTTGATTCTACATCTACAGTAAACATTATGTCCTTTGTGTTCTTACTACATCATCTCTGTAAGTATCAACTGTATTATCACCTTCACCAAGATTTTTTAATCTTACTAAGGATTCTAAAAATCTTTTTTCATACATAGACATCATATCTGGATCACCTTTCATATATACATATGATTCAAGTAATGTTCCATATAATAAAGCATTTTTTGCATTAGTTGAAAGCCATGTTGTCCCACTATCTGCACCTGCTGTTATTGATGTTGGTCTATAAAAATAATGTAGCTCAACAGCTAAATCAGCATTTGGTGTTGGTCCTACTATAAAAGTTGTATCATCAAACAATCCATAGTGTTTTGGTAATCCAGTAATAGATGAATTTGGATATGCTTCTCTAATAAAATTTACATCCTTATACATTAAAAATGTTTGTTCACTAGAACTTGTAAATGATAATGAAAAGTTATCTAAAAAATCAGAGGGTGTTGCAAGATACTGATTTCCCGATGTTAATGTACCGCTTACATTTTTTCTAAAAACAGGTAGGTTAATAGTTTTTAATATTCTTTCTTCTGTTTGTTCAATTAATTTAGGCAAGTCTGAAACAAATTGTGTTTCTGTATTTTGTAAATAATTTTGTACTAAACTTTTTAATTCTGAATATGTCATGTGTTAATAGTACCCCCCATACCTGAGTGGTTAGTGCAATAATAATATAATGTTGGAGCACCAGATGCTACTTCTATTTGTGTGTATGCACCTGAACTTCCGGGTGTTCCATTCGTTGTTACTCCAGTTGTATATTCTGAACCACCACCATGCGTACCATCTGATGTAGTAGAAATTCTTAAAGGATGACTACTGTTACTACTATCTGATTGATCAAATCTATAACTTTGTCCTTCTACTAAATTTAATGTTGCTGCTCTACTACCATTTATATAAAAGTAATTAGAACCATAATAACTAGCTACTGTAACTGTATAAGTAGTATAAGATGATGCAGGAGTTGAAATAGTTACCGATCCTACACTTGTTGTTCCAGTAACTGCTGTTGGAGTTGCTGTATCGGCTGGTGCTGGAGTCGGTGCTGGAGTTGGTGCTGGAGTTGGAGATGGTGATGCTGCTACTACTCCTGATAAAGTTATATTACCTAACTCACCTCTTATATCTAAACCAACTGTTTTTGAACCTAAAGCTGTTATACCGCCACCTACAGGATCAAAAGCAAAAAGTCTTGCTGATGCTTCTTCACCTGTATCTACTCTTGCATCATATAATGCTTGTGGATCAATGGTAGATACCCTATTAACATCAAACTGTGGTTGATCTGGATCATAACACTCAGGACAAACTCTTAAACCATTTCTAGTTTTGTTTTCAACCTCATACCTTAATTCTTTTAGTTTATATGTAAATCCACATCTATCGCATATTCCTAATGCTTTTCTACCTTGAGCATACATACTAATTATAAAAACTATAAGGAACAAATCTTACTGATGCTCTTTCTCTATCAGCATCACTAACTTCATTCCACAATTCTAAATATCTTTGTTTTAACATTGGTATTCTTGGCATAGCTTTTTCTTTCTTACAAGCTATATTATAAGCTAAACCATAAGTCATACATGGTATATACCTTGTTGGCACTCCAGCATTATTAGAAGCTGGCTCTCCGGTATCTTCTATTTTTTTAATATAGTAATAATGACAAGTATAAGTTTCTGCACCATCAGGAGTATTCCATAGTGTTAAAGTAGGAAATGTAACTCCTTTATCTAAATAATATAAACTAGGTTTACCTTTAGATAATTTATTAGCTATATGTGTATATTCACTTACAGAGATTCTTCTAAGATTTTGATCAAATTGTTTTGATGTATCACTAGCATCTGTTCTTATAAAGGCTTCTACTATTTCTAAAACATCAGTGCCTAAATTATAAGATGATGTACCTTCAGTTAATGCTTGTGTGCCTTCTGTTATTGAAAATAAATTAGTGCCTTTGTTTTGCCACTCTAAAAATAATAAATCTAAAGCTCGTCTAGCTGTTCTGTAATCATAGCCTGAACGCATTTCTAGTCCGCATAACTCGTATGCTTCTTCAATAATATCAGATAAATCTAAATTAAATGCTGTTGTACCGCTACTTGCCATGCTGTCTCCTAATAGCTTCTTTGCCTTTTTTAAAAATACTTACTACTTGATTCTTACCCATAACTTTAGCTCTTTGCTCTCCAACTGTAAGTATTTGTATTTTACGAGCAAAAGGTTTTTTAATTTTTTTTACTTTTGCAACTGTTGCTCTAGCATCAGCAGGGGTAGCAAATTTAATTCCTACAGTATCTTTTGGATTTTCATCAGTATATAACCTACGACCAGAGCCTTTAGGTTTTTTACCTGTTCCTTTTATTGGGTCTTTTTTTCTTTTCATTTGTTCTATGTGGAACTTTTTTTCTTTTTGATGCTGGAGCTTTTAATGTGCTTTGTCTAAAAGCAGACCTAGACATTACCATTTAACTTTATCTGCCCAATAAGCTGCTGACATTTTACCCTTCTTAATGTTCTTACCATGCCTAGCTTTAAAAGATTTTCTTTTAGCTTTCATGCGTTTAGATTCACCTTTTTTGGGTTTACCAGCAGTTCCTGATAATGTTCCAACCTTTTTGCCTTGCTGACCAAACCTAATAGTTTTTATCTTGTCGCCTTCTTTTGCGACAACTATATGAGATTTTTTAGGATGATTTGGGGTACGCTTTGGTTTGTTGTACCCCGAAACACCTGCTCGTTTTAATCTCGAGTCTTTAGAAGCTCGGCTCACTAATTACTAAACCTTACCGCCAGTTTTCTTTTTAATGACTTCATTGAAAGTAGGAGTCATAGAACCTTTCTTCATTTTTGATGAATACTTAGTAGCTTTTCTTCCACCTCTCATTTTTGAGGAATATTTAGATTTTTTCATTTCTTTACCTTTTTTGTTGTTGATTTTTTAGCAGGAGCTTTTTTAGCAGCAGTTTTTTTAGCAGGGGCTTTCTTAGCTTTAGGCTTTAATTCCTTTAGCATAGCGTCAGCTTCCTTTTCTCGCATAGGACCAGCTACTAGTTCTTCTCCATTCCAAATTAAAAATGCCGGATCACCATTAACAAAGTATCCGTTTTCTTCTTTTTTATAAGACATAATTCACCTTAGTCGTAAGATTTAATACAATGCAATACGATAAGATATGTATCTCCAGAACTATGTCCTGTAGTTGTAAGATTAATATCTCCGTTTTTGCCTGAACCTGATGTGTTTTGTAATCCACCAAAAGGTGAAAAGTCTAAAACGCCATCAGCACTTGGGTTTAATTCTATACACAATGTATCTGATGATGCGTTCCAAAATAAACCTATCTTAGTAAATCCTAAAATAGAATAATAAACCTTTTGTAACTTTACACCAGAACATGCTTTACCATCTAGTGAACTAACTTTTAATCCGCTTACATCAACTTTAGCGACAGCACTTTCACCAGTGCCATCGCTAACATTTGTAAGTTGGACTATAAAATCTTTATCACTATCAATGATAGTTGTAGATGTTACTGCGTCAGCCATTATTAACTAAAGCTATGAGAAACAGTGCCATCACCAAAGACATGACCATTAAGAAGCCATATAGCATCTGTAATAGCTACACATCTAATATGACCGCCAATAAAACGACCATCAGTATCTGCATCCATAGTTAATCTATAATCAGCAGCAGCAGGAACATTCCATCCAGCAGTGTCAATATCTTCATTAAGAGCTACTACGCTTCCTAATTCATCTTTATCAAGCTGAAATACCATTCCTTGAAAAGTATCTGCACTAGAAGCACCTTGTAAAATAAAAGAACCTGTAAATGTAGTACCTATATGAAATTCATAAAACAGTCCAGCAGCAGCAGCAGGTAAAGTTACTGTAATACCAGCAGCCCTATTCAAGCTAAAGATAGTTCCAGATTGTGCTGTAGTTGGAGTGTATGTTGCATCAGTAATGCTAGTAACAGGAAATAAATTGTTAAGTGTTCCTGTTGTACTAATATTACCACTTGTATCAACATCCAGATTAGTTGTAATTGCACCGGTTGTTGAGTTTTTAGTGATTTGTTCAAAACCACCTTCGGACCTAACGGGTCCATTAAAAGTTGAGTTTGCCATAATTTCCTCACGAAAATAAGTTCTACTGTCTTGGCTTGTCTGCTAGGTCAGTCTGTAGAACAATTAAAAATATCCTAGATACGAAAAAAGGGGAGCTATTGCTCCCCTAAAAGTTTAGCTTGATCCGGGTGATCCGTAAATACCAAGAGGATCAGATACACCAAATGAGTATCTTTCTCTTGCTTTATATCTCACATTACCGGTATCAAAATCACCATCCATAGAAGTTTCCATGCCTGTTCTATTGAAATGTTTCATTCCATTAGGAACATCAGTGATTATGAAGAAAGCATTAGTGTCGGTTAAATAATGATTAACCATGTAACCTTCAGGTATAGCCCCGTTAGTTACGATAGCATTTACATCATTATCTGATGAGCCAACTCTAAACTGAGACTCTAAAAGTCTTGTCGCTGTAAACTGCAATGCAGAAGGAACGATAAGTCTTCTAGGTCTAGCTGCAATCTTAAGACCTCTTTGATCTTTAAAAGCTGCAATTTCAATAATCGCATTTTCTAAAGAAGTTTCATTAAGGTCTGCTGCTGTGCTAGGTCTGTTAGAGTTTTTACCCCCATCCACTAATGGATGTCCATCACCGCCAGTTACACCATCACCATCTGCTGTAAACAAGTTTACTCCGTCTCCAGATTGGAAACTATTTGTAAACCCATTGTTAAGAGGATTTACAGCTTTCACTTGTTTAGTGTAAGCCATAGCTCTTGCTAGTGCTTTAGTGTATCTTGCAGATAAAGAATCATATAGATTATCTTCTATAGCTTCTTCTGTAATTGCAAAACCTAAAGCAATGGTTTCATGGTTATACCTTGCTGTAAAGCTCTCTTGTGCTGAATCATAAGTGATTGCAGAACCTTCGTCTTTAACAACCGCCTGACCAAATCCACTTAACTGAACTTCTTCTTCGAATGAACGATCTGAATTTTCAGTCTCATAGATCATGGTGTGCTCGTCTTCGTACTTTTCATACTCCATCCCAAACAAAGCGTTAAGTCCGGGTAGGAGTTCTTTTAACATTTGTGCTCTTGAAATAGCCATATTATTCTCCTAAATTAAACGCCAGTTGTGTTATCGAGTTGATGTCCAACATTAAATTTAACGATGACATCGGTGAAAGAATCACCAACAGAACTATCTGGTCCATCTATGAACTGCATAATTCTAAGTGGTAATGTATTGGTTGTAGCAATGGTAGATGAATCTACAGCATTTTTACTACGACCAATCGTAGTGCTTCCTGCGGTTTGAACCACAGCAACATTGTTACCTAAAGCTGTCTGTGCAAGAGAAGCGTCTCCTTGCATTTTCATTTCTAGGTAAGGATCATCAACAACATACGCACTAATATCATCTGCTGCTAATGAAGCAGGAAATGTTTGTGAGAATGTTTTTTGATTTGTATTTGGATCAGTGTATGAAACACCTACAAATACTCCTATGGGAGTTAATGAAGTAGTACCGGTGTCTTTTTCAACTGTACCGGCAGATACTATTTTCACAAAATCTCCATAGAATATAGCAGTACCATAACCAGAGGCTATTTTGTAATGTCTAACTTTTCCTGTAAAGGAACCACTAGAGCTAATACAACCTACTGGCTCGGCACCCATTGGGGTAGCTGAACTAGCCATTTATATTCTCCTATAAAGAGGTTAAATAACAGCCCTAAATAAAATATTAAGTGTTACTTAGAGCCACCAAATGTAGTCCTACTTTTGCGATCTGGTTTTAACAGAGGCATTCGTGGATCATTTTCTTTTAAATAATTGTTGTCCACAGCTTCCATTTGGTCTGCAGCAGCTTGTCTGTAGTATTCATCTCTTTGCTGCATAAGCTCTTTTGGAGCTTTACAAAGTAATAAACCACCTACTTCTAAGTTGCCTTTTTTCGCCCATTCAGAATCCACATCAGATACTAATTTTAATTCAGGATGATCTTCTGCTTTTACAGGTTCCCATCCTTCTCTAAATTTAGCACTAACATTAGTGTTATTAGCTTGACCTAAAACACTTGTAGCTATCCACCTAAATACCCATCCATCTTGCGGTGTAGGGCTAGGTAGTTTTGATTGTGGTTCCCAACTTTGGGGTCTTGCAGAAGCCTCTCTGGATTCTGTTTCTCTTGCTGCTCTAGTAACTTCTTCGGTTACTTTATTTTCATCTGCCATTATTTATTCTCCGTTTTTGCGAGTTGTTTGGCGTACTGTTCTGGTGTTATACCCAACCGCCTTGCGAGGGACACTTGGGTTGCTGTTAACTGTACTTTGCGAGGCATAGCACCATTATTTCTTGTTGCAGGTGCTACGACATTCGAGGGTTTTTTAGAGATCACAGTTTCTGCTTCTTCTTGAATTTCTTCAGGTTCAGCAGCTACAGCATTATCTTTGCTCTCTAAAACTTTAAAAATCTGTTCTTTGCCTTTATTAATCCTATCATAATATTCATCAGAATTTGGATGAATACCATCTTGTTCAATTAATTTTTTATGTAACCCCATGATATAACCAGTAGCTTCTTCATAATCAGGATGTTGAAACCATGTGTTTTCTTGCAACCATTTAGTTGATCTAGGATCAATAGGCACTTGTGGTTGCTGAGGTTGTTGAACAGGTTGCTGTATCTGTTGTTGAGCAGCTTCCTGTTGTCTTTGATAATAAGCTAATTTATCAGAAGCAGATTTCTTATCAACTTGTGCTGCAAGAATCTTTTCATTTGCCTCTAACATTTTATCTGTATTACCAGCTTCATAAGCATCTTTAAACTCAGCTTTTGCTTGTTCTAACTCAGCACTAGACTTAGCTGTGATTTGTCCTAACAAGGCTTCTTCACCTTTATTAATTAAAGCTGAAAGTCTTTTGTTTTCACTTTGAACATTTGTAGCATAAGCTACAGCTTCTTCTCTTACTCGTTCTGCTGCTTCTTTTGCTCGTCTTTCTTCGTGAAACTCATACTTGATTTTATCAATGCGTTTCTGAACTTTATCGTTGATGCCTTCTATTTCTTCTTCTACATCATTAGATGAAGTTTCAGACTTAGGTGGCTTACGATCTTCAGGTGGTCTATCATCAATGATTTCTACTTGAAGGTCAGAATTGTTTTCTTCAGGAGCATCTTTATCTTTACCGATTTGATGTTTTACTCCAAAGAATTTTTCTTCTCTTGAAGTTTCTACAGGTTGTTTTATCTGTTCAACTTCTTGATTTGCGGTATTATTTTCAGACATATTAAATTACCTTTACTATTCCTCTTGGGTCTTGGACAACAGCTTCTACGCTGTCGTCATTGATTAAACGAAATTCTTTTCCGTGCACTTTAAATCTAGTGCCAGAATAAGAACGCATAATAATCCAATCGCCCTTTTCACAATAAGGACCATTTGGAAATCTGTTCTCATCTTTATAACAATCATCACCCATTTCTAAAACGAATCCTACAATAGAACCAACTTCTTCGACTCTACGAGTTTCAGATGCCTTAATGATTCCACCTTTGGTAGCTTCTTCAATTTCAGGTAATGCGATTAGAATTTTGTACCCCTTCGGAATAGGGAGTTGTTTTGCTTTGTCTGTTGCTTCAACCTTTTTTGGTTGAATATCTTTTGCAGGTTTTGTCATGTTTTCTCCTGTGCACTAGATTAGGTCTAGGTCCTTGCGTCAATTTTGACGATTTACTATTTCTAGTAGATCGAGTATATCTCTTTCTACTAAGGCAAGTCCAGATATTACACCTGTTAAATATCTGTATTCCTCAAAACTTTTACATCCACCACCGGATAAGTGATCAGCATGTTCATTCATATGCTCACGAATCTTTTTCTGTATAGCTTCTACTATATTTTCAGTTGATCCACTCACTCGTTATCCAGTAATGTTTCTGCTATGTCTTTACCTATCTTAGCACCTTCTATTTGTTCTTTGCTAGATATTTTTTTACTTTCTGTAGCAGCTTTTAATCCTATGTTAGCACCAGCTATGCGTTCTTGTGAAGCTATTCTTTCTTTTTCAACTTCAGTGGTCGCTTTAGATTTTTCTAAATCAAGAGCAATTCTTTCTGCATCAGCTTTCATTTTTCTCTGTACTTCAGCTTGTCTAATGTCTAACTCTCTTTCTCTTTGCTGTATTACAGGGTCTTCTAGTTGCTCTCTAATTTCTTCTTGTCTTTCATCTGCTTGGCTTGAAGCTAAGACTCTTTCAGCAGCTTCAGATACAAGCTCTGATAAACGCAGTTCAATATCTTCTGGTAGCGGTTCATCAGGTGGTGGCAATGGTGCACCAAGTTGTTTTTCAATTTCTTTACGATATTGAAAGGCTATGTGTTCTGTTACATGTTCTGTAAATGCAGCTAAGATAGCGTTAGCGTTAGGGCTTTGTCCTACCATCTCTCTCATCTTAGGATCATTTATAGCAGCCATGTGAACTTTAATATGTGCTTCGTGATCCTGATACATAAATGCTTTAACAGGTTTTCTGTTTAGCATGTTCATGTTTTCTGATACCGGATCAGTAGGTGCTATCTCAGTTTCAAGTGGAACAATCTTATCTGCATCTCTAATACCTAACACATCAAGCATCTGTCTGTGGAGTTCTTCCATGTTATACATTTGCGGTGCTTGTTGTGATAACTGTAGTGCAGCTTGATACTGCATAATCTTTTGTGCTTTAGTAGAAGCATTAGGATCAGATACTGGTATTACATCAACTCTGCCATCAAAATCTTCTTTCAATAGTTCTTTACCCTTTATGTTATAAGGATATTCAGTAGGTCCAAAGTCATAAATTATTTTAGATAATATTCTTAATTCATGTTTCATTGAGTTATGAATCCTGCTTTGTACTGATCCAATAACTTTTAACGACCTTTCTAACAATGCGAGTGTAGTGCCGACTGGAGCCTGATTATTCATGTCAGAGACTTTCATATCAGCTAAAGAAGCAAATCTTCTACCTTCTTCTACAATGTTTTGTAAAAGGGAGTATAAGGTAGTAGATGGTTCTTTATAAGGGAGAAAAGTAATATTATCTTTTATAGCACCACCCGGCACATCCACATCACGAAACTCTCCGGGCATGATAGGAGTATCATCACCCTTAATTCTTAAACCTCTTGATTTTAAACCACCCGGCAAGTTAGATAATGTACCTGCATCTACGAGTTGTCTTAATAAACTTGTAGCAGACTTAGCTATGCCACCTATTAAGTGAACCAATCCAAATCCATAAAATCCCATTCCGGGTAAGTATTGATAGTGAACAAAGTGTTGTCTGCGTTTCTTTAATGGATCATCTTCAATAAAGTTTCTGCGAATCGCTAATATTTTATTTGATTGATAATCTAAAGTAATAACATAAGGCAATGCTATGCCTGTTACTTTCCCATCTTTTCTATCTTCAAAACCTTTTAAATCTAAATCAACCATCATTTCTAATATCGTATGACGATTATCATTTTCGTAAGTTTGTCTTTCGCCTGTTAGTTCGTTGTATTTAGACTGAATGTTTGTTAAATCATCTGAGGGTTCTTGTAAATCTACATCTTTGTAAAAACCTATGACCTGTAATTTTTTAATATCATTGGTGCTTTTTTTCATTATGTGTGTAGCACGATCACAAGTTGTTAAATCAGATGCACCATAACTTACAACAAAGTCTTCTGCTGGTACAAACATACTTGCAGGTCTGTCTAACATAGGATCAAAATAAATTTTTCTAAATGCAGAACCTGCTAGTGGTAAATTAAATAACAGCTTTTCTGTTTCAGTTCGATACTCTGTCATTTTGTCTGTCAGCAAATAGTTTAAATAATCTTTAACCCTGACAGATTGATCTTGGCTTTCTTGATCTATTGAACCAACAATCCTAACATCAACAGGACCTTTAGCTGGAAATATCTCAGTAATGGTTTCGGCTTGAAACCTTACAACTGATTCTGTAAGCAATGGATGAAATACACCACAAGCACCCTGCCAAGGCAAAGTTCTTTCTTCTATCTTTAATCCTAGCTGGTCTAAACCTTTAGTATAAGTTTGTTCCCAATCTTTGCGTGATTCTTTATCAGAATTAAAATACTGTATTAGCTCTGACGCTAATACTTCTAGTTCACCATCTTCCATGAACTCAGCTATGTTGTCGTCAAAGTTTGGAGTGCCAAATTCAGCACCTTCTTCAAAATCTATAATCATTCCCCCATCTTCGGTCAATACTGCGACCTCATCAGGGTTAGTTACTAAAACTTCTAAAGGAGAATCTTTAACTATCTTGTCTGGGGTTTTTAATGGTTTTTCTGCCATTTAATCTCCTAATGTAATATTTTATTATCATCTAATTCTTTATCTATAATATCTTGCAATATTTCTGTAAGTTCGCCACACACTTTTAAATTTTGTTCTTCTGCTATAAGAATTGCAGAATCAAATGAATCAGCATGAATATTTGGTCCTTCATACTCTTTGTCATTATAAATAAAAGATGTAAGATAAATTTTCATTAATAATAATTTGCTTCTCTAGGGGGCAAGTCTTCCTCTGGTTCATCAGATTCTAAACCAATAAAACCACCTTGTCTAAATCTTATCAGTGCTTGTGTAGATGAATCTACTAAATCGTCATGGTCTCCAGATGGGAAAGAAGCAAATTCTTCAATCACTTCTTCTGCAAACTTCCTCTCTGGAGCCCACACGATTCCGGATGCAAATAAATCTGCAACCGCATTAACCCTAGCTATTTTATCGTTTCCACGACTAGGGGTGTATTCTGAAACTGGTATTCCCATTTGTCTTAGTTCAAAGATTAAAGGCATTCCTGCTGCTTTGGCTTCTACAATAAATGCTTCAGGTTGCCACTCTTGATACATTTCAAAGGCTCGTTTTTTTAAATCAGGAAACTCAAGCCGTTCTTTGTAAGCATCTAATAAAATTACTTGTGGTTGTGTAACTCCATGATCATCGGGTTGATAAAAAACACCCCATGTTGTACAAGCTGAAAAGTCAGAACGCTGTGTTTTTAAAAACGCAGTATCCCATGACTGTATAATAAAATCGCATTGTGGTGGATAATCTTGTTCCCAGACACGCCACCATTCTCTTTTAATGATAGCTGATTCTTCTGCGGTAGGGTTCTGCTGATATTGAGCAGACCATTTAGCTAAAGGCAGTTCTGCTCTTAGCTTTTCTAATTCTTTAATATCCCAAAACTCTTGCCACAAACTTCTACCTGAGGGCAAGATAGCAGGGAACTCTATAACTTCCCATTCATCAGAACCATCTCTTTGTGCAGAGGCTTTAAGTATTTGTCCTGTTAAATCTCGTTTATGCCATCTTGTCATTACGATAATAATCGCACCACCCGGCTGTAAACGCTGTCTTGGTCCAGAGGTATAATACTCATAGACCTTATCAAAGACAGAGGGATCGTTGCTTTGTCCCTCTTGTTCAGAGTGTGGATCATCTATGATTAACAAGTCCGCACCTTTACCGGTTACAGCACCGCCCACACCAATCGCAAAGTATTCTCCGCCCTTATTGGTATTCCAGCGACCTGCTGCTTTAGAATCAGATTGTAATCCTACATCCGTAAAAACTTTCTTATAGTCTTCTGAGCCGACAAGGTTTCTAACCTTACGACCAAACCCCACAGCTAATTCTGCGGTGTGAGCAACCTGAATGATCTTCTTCTCAGGGAAACATCCTAGAAACCATGCAGGTAATAAATAAGATGCAAACTCAGACTTAGTATGACGAGGGGGCATATTAATAATTAAACGCTTTAACTTACCCTCTTTAACTCTATTGAAAGCATCAGACATAATCTTGTGGTGATGTCCTTCAATAAAAGCCACCCACATTTCTTTTACAAAAGACAGAAAGCTATCTTTACAACCTTCTTTAATCTTAGCCCTCTCGTACTCTGAGAGAAGCTCTAAGAGCATCTTTTGTTGTTCTATGGGTAATTGACTTAGTTTGCTTAAATCAAACAATGGTGGCACCTCATCTTCTGTTGAGAAATATACATGTGTGTAAGGAGTATGTATGACCAGACAAAGTGCCACAAACTTTTCCTAGTATTAAACTAGATAGTATTAAACTATATAAATTAAAACTTAGTTTTAAACTAGCTAGTATAATACTAGTTGATCTGCCGATAGCTCTCCCTATTATGTGCATAGTTTCACATCTTCACTTGTTCGTCAATACCTGAGTCAAATTTTTTAAAAGGACTTTTCCTTGTGCTCATCACAGTACGCCACTTATTAGGTTGCATAGTAACCCACCCATTATCTTCTAATCTTTTTAACATAGCGTGTACTGTGCTCTTAGATGATATACCTAGCGTATAAGCTAAAGCATCTAGTGATGGTCCACAATTAAATTCTTCCCAGTATGCTTCTATCGCTTCTAATAACTTTAATTGTTTGTTTGTCATAGTATATATGTATGGGGTCTATGGGACCCACGAACATTATACGAACATTCTAAAAAAAAAGCCATCTTTTAGTAGGTCGGAAAAGAAAAAAGGGGGTACCCCTATGAAAATTATGAAATTATATGTGCAAAATAGTATGTACCCTACAGTCAAACAAAAAATAATATTGGGGGGTTGGGGGGGAGTGGGGTTATATTAATGGGGTTTTGCGTGATAGTGAGTGCTTACTTTAATTGCCAAACATTTGCTGTATCTTTTGTTCTAACTCAATCCTGATCTCATCACTCGTCTTATCATTGGTTATGCTTTCCACTCTCTCTGTGAATAGTGCCACCTCTGAAACCTTGCCTAGCAATTCCAAAGCCCTGATTCTCGCTGATTCGTTGTTGTTTGTATTAGTAGCCTCTGCTTGTAGCTGTTCCATGATGAACTGTCTTAGAGAGATAGCTGAGGTGACTGCATAATCGTTCTTACGCTTAATTCCTTGCTGTATCCTTTGGGAGACCTTAGGGTTGCTCATTAACTTACTAGCCTCTGTCCATATGCTACTGTCTTTCATATTCTCTACGCTGTAAGCATCTCTGTATGATTCACTTGCAGTCTTACCTGAGATGACACCCTGACAAAACTTTTCCTGCTTAGGAGTAAGCCCTGATATGTTAGCTACTTTGTTCCCTGATTTATCCTTATCTTTACTCATATCTATGTATTAACGAATTAATATTTAATTTTTTTTACTTGCCCTATGTTAGTGATTACTATCGTTTAATCCTTATTATCCGCTTACTTCGTAAGCAACACAAGTATTGGTGGCGAACATTGGTAGAAAATAATTAACATTTTTTACTTGATATTTGTGGGGTAGTCTATATATTAGGTCTTGTGTTTGGGGTTGTCGGCTCTTTTGCCCCCTCTCTAAACCGCCCATAGTGGGACTGCTTTTGTCCCCTAGAGTGAGGTTCGCAACGATACTTCACTATGTTGGTTGCCTAGAGCGATCAACGAGACTAGGGACAATACCGCAACGAGGTAAACTAGGAATCCTCACCACGAAAAATCCGGACTTCAAGTCTTTGTGCGTTTACCTAGTGTCCTGAGAGTGTTGGTCTTGGTGGCTCAATACTGCGATTGTTGGGTGAGTAGCGTTTCCCCCCTCGCAAGTTTTTAAAGCTGACTTGATTCCCTCTGAACACAAAACAGGGTGTGTCAACGATAAGACGATCTTTGATTGTCTTTGATGTGCTAAGGATTGCGGTGTAGCGTGGCTTGTCTCTAGGGGCTAACTTGTGGCGTGTGTAGTGATCTGATCCCATGTTGAATTGTCTTGATAAACAAAAGGAGTAATCATATGAAAAATTATAAAGAAATCTTTATTTCCCCTGCTAAGGATGGGTTTGGAATTGAATGTTTAGCTGATGGGGAAACTCATTATTTAGGTAGATGTCCAATAACAATATGTTCTTGGTTGCAAGTGCATGATGTTCAATCAGCAACTCATTCATCTTGTATGGAATTTGCGACTGAGTATGGATTCAAAAATAATGATGATGCTTTGGAACTTTGGAACAAAGCATGGGATAGATATTTAAATAAATTAGAAACACGAAAAGCTAACGCTGTCGCTGTTAAAACATTTAGCAACTTGCAAACAAATTATTCACCTTATGGAGTGAGTTAAATCAACTGATGAGCAACACAGATCAAGGGGCTTTATGCCCCTTGAGTGGTGGCGAAACAATGTAAATTGTCTTGATAAACATATAAACAAAAGGAGTAAATATGAGTGATTTTGAAAAAGTGATGAAGATTGTTGAGGATAAAGCGTTCTCAAAAATCAATGGTGTTGCGGTTGATCTGTTCACCGCAAGTTTCATTAAGTCTGTTTACGATAATGTGAACGATAAAAATAAGAAGTGCATGGAAGTTATGAGTATCGCTAACTTAATTGGTGTGGCTCAAACTTTAATGGCTAAATAACTAAAGGTGTAAATATGAAAATTAAAAATTATGAAGTAAAAGTAAAGGTAGTAGAAATTCACTATTTAAGTATAGATGCTGAAAATAAGGAAGATGCTATGGAACAAGCTGTAAGCTATGGAGTTAATTCTTCTGATGCACATTCTACAGATGTTGAGGCAATATCTGTAAAGGAGATTGGTAAATATGACAACAATTAAAAATTTAGAGTGGAAAATTAAAGTTCTTAATGAACATACGAACAATCCTGTTGAGACTTACACAGTAGATAAAAAATCTAAAGATATAAAAGCCAATATAGGAAATTATCATTTATATAGAGCCTATGGTAGTTTTGCTTTACATCAAATTTGTAATGAGGGTGGCGGAACAACTGACATATTTAGTTTAACAACTAAAAAAGAACTTTATGATCTGATTTCCTCAATGATTGAGGGTATAAAAATTGGAAAAAACTGCATCATAAGAAATTTATAATCAACTATTAACTAGCTAATATTTAAGGAGTATGTATGAAAGCTAAAAAAATAAATAAGAAAACCAAGTGGAAACCAAAAAAGAAATTCACTAACAAAAAGCCTAAGATTACATCTATGTCTATCGCTATGAATAAAGCAATAGATAAGGCTTTAGCCAAATTAGTGAATGAAGAATACGCTTAAAATCTTTTAGGGTGGAGAGTGTAAGAGTGTGTGAGGGTTTTTCCTTTTGTTGCCCTCGCACACTTGCCCTGTACTGTCGTATAGCATGGTAGCTATGCCTGAATGAGATACCTCGAAACAGTATTCGTTTAGTTTTATTAATGTTTCAATACATATAGGAGTATGTATGAAAGCAACACAGCTAGAGAAATCCTTAGCTAATCTCATTGCTATCAATCAACCTGCCTTTATTTGGGGCGGTGTTGGTATTGGTAAGTCTGAGATTGTGCATAAGGTAGCGGATTCGCTAGGCTTTGCGGTTCGTGATGTGAGGGTGGCTTTACTTGATCCTGTTGATCTGAGGGGCGTTCCCTCTGTTGAAAATGGGACTACTAAGTGGAATCCGCCTGTATTTTTACCAACAGAAGATGAACCCAAAACTCTTTTGTTTTTAGATGAATTACCGCATGGTAGCCCATCTGTTCAAAATGCTCTGTTCCAATTAATCAAGGACAGACAATTAGGTGAATACACTTTGCCTGAATCAACTGTCATTGTGAGTGCCGGTAATAGGCTACAAGATAGAGCAGGGGCGAACAGGGTTAATACTGCATTGGGTGATAGATTTATTCACCTTAACTTAGAGCCTTGTCCTGAGGAGTGGGTATCATGGGCTTTGGGTAGTGGTCGCATTATCCCTGAGGTTATTAACTACATTAGATACAGACCTGAGAATATCTTTGTGTTTGATACTAATGCACAAGTTAATACTACCCCTCGTTCTTGGGAGTATGCCTCTAGGATACTTGATAATAATCCTGATGCTGACATAGAGCAGGAATTATTAGCAGGGACTATTGGTGAGGGTATTTCTGCTGAATTGGTTGGTTATCTTCGAACATGGAGAAAGCTACCATCAATGGAGACTATCCTGAAAAACCCTGAGAAGATTAATCTCGATTCTGATCCTGCGGTTATGTATGCGGTATGCGGTATTGTCGCTAGGAAAATGACTAAAGAAAACATTGGGAAGTTTGTAGATTTTCTAAAAACTTTACCTGATGAGTTTGCAGTATTGTGTATGAGTGATGCAACAACAATGAACCCTGATCTTAAAAAGACCAAAGCGTACATTGATTTTGATGTTGCATATCAAGACATAACATTATGATCTATGGGGGCTTTTGCCCCCTAGATACCAACGATAACTATTAACCAATTAATATATAAATATAGGAGTATGTTTTATGGCTACTAAGCTAAATGAAAAAGCTATTCTGATCAAAGTCAATCTCAAAAAATGGGGTGGAACTAAGGTCGATAAAGGCTTATCTGAAGAAATTGCCGATAAGCATGGTGTTCTAGCTAAACATTTTTCTGTGTCCAAAAAGCTAACGAACAGTCAAAACTTAAAAGAGATCAAAAAGATTGATGGTCTTATTAGGACTGACTGTATCTATAGCGGTGCAGGATACAGGGGTTTTTGTCATGCTTGGGATAATCAAGGTACATACCTTTTGCCTGTTGATGCAAAAGCGAAGTTTGAAAAAAGGTTCGCTGAGTATCGTGATGCAAGGGAATTGTATGTGAGGGACTTTGTTAAAGAGTATCCTGATATTATAGATGAGGCTAAGGATAATCTTGGTTCAACTTTTGATATATCAGACTTTCCCTCGCTTGATGATATTAAAGATTGTTTCTCATGCGAAGTGATCAAAAGCCCAATACCTAATACAGATGATATTAGAGTTAATCTATCTAAAGATGAGATAGACGAACTCAAGTCTAATGCTCAACAAGAGCATGATGCTAAATTATCTGAGATCACCGGTGCGGTGGTTGATAAAGTGCAGGGTGTTTTAGGACACTTCTCTGAAAAGATTAAGAGTGGTGAAACATTTAGAGATTCAACGATTGATAAAGTTATTGATCTCTGTGATGTATTGCCTGATCTTAATATTGCAGGAGATTCTAAAATTCACAATGCACATCAAGAACTCATGGACATTTTTGTGGGTAATGATGTCAATGCTAATACCTTGAGAGAGGATAAAGATAAAGCTAATGAGATCGCAAGTAAGACAGATGAGATACTTGATGATCTAGGGGGGTGGCTCAATGACTAATAAGATAATGCCTGAAATGATTAAGGCTCGAACTGAATTAGTTTTGAAGTATCCTTTCTTTGGCAAACTTGCTCTAGGTCTTGAACTTGTTGAATCAGATAAATTTGACACTATGGCGACAGATGGACAACGCTTGTACTACAACAGGGAATGGGTAAAAACCATTACCCATCAAGAGAGGGTAGGAGTTATAGCCCATGAGGTACTTCATGTTGTTTCTAAACACCATCTCCGCAGGGGCAAAAGAGATGCCTACTATTGGAATGTGGCAGGAGATTATGTCATTAATGATATTCTGCTAGAAGATGGTTTCATCTTGCCTGAGGGTGGATTACATAATCCTGAATATGCAAGTATGCAAACTGAAAAAGTTTATGATCTTGTTTATCAAGAATCAAAAAACGATTCCGGTGATGATGCTAATGGTGGTGATGGTGATGGTGATGATAGTGGTGATGGCAAAGCCCCATCTTGGGGTGAGGTCATAGATGCTGTCAATGATGATGGCGGTTCACTATCAGATGCGGACATTAAAGAACTTGAGAGAGAGATTAATGTTAGCGTTCTCCAAGCTGTTCAATCTGCTAAAGGTATAGGTGGCAAAAGTTCTGCTTTCCAAAAGATGATTGAATCAATTAAGCAGGATAAGGTTGATTGGGAAGATGTCTTAGCTAATCATATGTTAGATAATCTAACCCCATGCGATTACAACTTTAACAATCCTGATAGGAGATTTATCTATCAAGATATGTATCTGCCTAGCGTTGAAAAAGAACCAAATCAAAACATAGCTATTGCTATTGATACTAGCGGTTCTATTTATGAGGACACTAAAGCTATGTTCTTAGATGCTATCAACAATATTATTACAGTAGGCAAGCCAAACAAGGTTAGTCTGATTTATTGTGATGATCATGTTCAAGAAGTTAAGACATTCTATAAGGGTGAAAAGATTACCTTAGATCACTTATGGGGTGGTTGTACTGACTATGAGCCTGTATTCAAATACATAGATAAAGAGTTAGACAATGATGTTTCTTACTTGGTTTATCTTACAGATGGGTATTGTTATTGCGATAGATTAGTAGAGCCTGACTATCCGGTGATATGGGCTACTACTGAAACATCTAAGTATTTTACTTTTGGGGATATAGTAGATGTCGAATGACATTGCTATTCGTTGGTAAACAGTTTGCTTGTTCTGTCAAAACAAGCATTTAACTATTAACTAATTAATACATAGGAGTATTTATGAAATATAAAAATCAAGAAGTTAAAAATGTAAATCATCTAGCGAAAACATTAATACTACATACCATTGTTGATCTCGAAGATAAGGTTTACAAAAATGCTTTTGGTGGTTTAGATATTAGAAGTGATATAGCTAGACAAGTTCTTAAAGACAATGAGGGTTTTGAGGTTAGCGAATTAGAGACTGAACTACTAATCAAAACTATAAAATTTGAAGTAGCTAAAGTGTTAGGCAAATTAGAAAATCAAACAGGCATTGATACAGGTTTAGTAGCTAGAAACAATCAAGGTTTTGTAGATAAAAACTCTTACTTAAAATGAGTGCAACTATACAAACTGAAAAGTTAAAAAAATTTATTGCATGGTTGGAAACCTGCAAATTCAAATACACCATATCATCAATGCAAGGTGGCTTTGTCCATGTTAAATTTTTTATTGATGATGAAAAACTAAACTGATTTTTTATTTGTATTAGAGGAAGAAAAAGTGATATGACTAATATAAATAAAAACTCTATCCCTGAGATAGAGAGGGGTATTCCACTACCTAGCAACAGAAAAAGTGGTTGGTCTTTAACTGTAAGCAAAATGTCTGAGGGAGATTCAATAGTAGTAAAAAACTATACTGAATTGAACAAAATGAGAAGTGCTTTGACTAGAGCAGGTTGGGGTTCAAGTGCTACGGAACTTGAAAATCAAACCTTTAGAGTATGGAAAGTTAAAAAAAGATTCCATAAGGCTCAACTAAAAAAACAGTAAAGCCACAACTCACCTGTCCCTAGAGTGTGAGTATAAAGAGAGAGTAGGGGTAAGTTGGTAGTCTTACACAAAAAACTACCACTTAAACATTAACTGATTAATATATAGGAGTATATATATGAGAAATAGAGAACTCTTAGAGAGTGCAACTAAAAATATTATTGGTATCTGCAATGACATCTATACACAAATAGATAGAGGCACAAAAGATACTGATGATATGACAGAGTGTGATTGGGAACTAGTAGGTTTATTCAACAAGCTAGTAGCGATCAATCAAAAAAACTTAGATGCTTTGTATCCTGATAGAGAGGCAGGTGAACCTAAGTATTTAAGGTTTAAGTTTGCCAATGAGAATGGCGATATAAAATACCCAACAATAAAACTTAGTTCTGATATAGCAAAAACAAATGATGAGTTTTGTGATAATACTAAAGATGTATGGGTTGAGGATACTAACAATAAACATGAGGGCGAAGTGGCTCTTATGTTTGCAAATTTATTTAACAAGTAAGGAGTAATTATGGATAAAACAATAGAAGTATTTATTAAAAATAACTATGGCAATGATCTTGTATATCCTAAGTGTGCTAGTGCTGTTATGTTCGCTAAACTTAGCGGACATAAAACTCTAACACCACATACAATTAAAGTGTTAAAGGATATGGGATTTACTATCAATGTAGTTTCTGAGGTGGATACATTATGAGTTTAGTCAAATACAGTTATCCCATAACTACATCACATGAACTAGGCTATAAAAAGATTGAGGACTTTCTTATTCCTGAGGGTGATTATAGAGCGTGTTTAGATGCTTATCATAAAGTGCCTAATGCACCTAGTCATTCATGTGTTAGGTGTGATCTTAATTGGTCTAATGGCTTTCCCCATTATCACAATCAATCAGCTACTATTCATGCTGATTATAAAAAATTGGTAGAGTTATTAGGTAAGCCGGTAAAGATTCCTAAATCTATTTTTAAAGATCAGAGAAAATATAACAAGATATTTTATAACAGAGATACTTGTGTTGCTTTGGCAACATACCCTGAACTATCAGATGTTATGTGGTTAGGCTATCTTGACGATAGAAAATATAAAGGCAGGACTGCTAAAGACCATTTTCTTATTCGTGATCTTGGTGTGGGAAAAAATGCCTACGATTACTATCATGGATATGGAGATCAAGAACAAGCTGAACTAAATCAAAATCAATTAGACAGTTTGTTTAGTGGTTATATAGCCCCTGTTTTAAAAAGTGGTCTTGCAGAGATAAAAAAGGCATGGAAAAGTATTGATGAAAAATATAATTTTCCTGAGCCTGATAATCTTAAACTACCTGACATTAAATCTTGGAGTATATCTTGCTACAGGAAAGATGGTGATCCCAAAAGAAGATCAGCAATAGAGATAGCTGAAGTATTAAAACAATTTATTGAGGAGTAATTATGAAAATATATATTGCAATAAACTATTCAGATGGAGATTCCATTCCTCATGGTTTTACTAGTAAAAGAAGAATGTTAAAAGAGGCAAATGCTGATGATTGGGTGGTTGAAGAACCTATTGAGTTTGATCTTACTAAAGTAGGTGTAATTAGAGCAATGGAAAAAATCTCAATGATTTGCGGAAATACAATAGATATAACAATAGGAAATTAATAGGAGTAATTATGAAACTAAAGAAACCCCCTGAGCCTAAGGGATATGTGACAACTCGTATGCCACATAAACTTAGGCAGGAAATACAAAGTATCGCTGATACTAACAGGCGAAGTTTATCATCACAGATAATCTTTATGCTTGAACAACAGATTGAATTGCAAGAGAGCAAGAATCTTTAGACTTATCTAAGTCTGAATGATAAAGGGAATTGGAGACTACATTTAGCCCCAATTTTAAGAGGTGTATATCTGATTCCCTTTTGATTTTATTTTCCACAATGACACCCATCAAGTGAGTGAATAGTGCCGAATCATGGTAAACAAACATTTTACTTACTTTCCTTAACAGCAACGATCTGAGAAGTTTATTACTAGAATTTTTCATATCGGTTTGCTTCCCTGAATAATTCAAATTCAAACCCCCCTGAAATATCCCTGACTTGACACACACATTTAAAACATATTCACCTGCTTGGTGTTGATGCTTATCTATTAACTCGTTAATAAATAAATCATCAATGATATGTTGAGTAATATTCCTTGCTCGTAAATACTTATTTCCTAAATCCTCTATGACAAACTTATGTTTATCATGCAGGTATTTATTACCTAAGTCTGTAGATTTAAAAGTTCCAATCGTATTCTTCAATTTTATTATCCTCTGTTGCCTCTGAATATACACCTGTTGGGGGGTAGTAGTCTAGTTTCGTCACACCCTGTTTACCCACCCACTTAAACCTACACTTCCATGTATGTATCTCTACATCTGTTCCCTCTCCTCTATGAACAGTAAGCCCTACATCTGCTTTGGAGAACCATGATGCTGAACCTGATATAGAATATCCTGTAGGCGGATTGATCTTGCCATCTGCATTTGGATAGAGTTTATGAGGGTGAGCGACAAACCAAACATGACAGTCATGGGCTTTAGCAAAGCGTGTAATCTTGGTAAGCATCTGAGAAATACTATCTGTTTCACTAAATGATTTATCCATTTCTATATAGTTATATGGATCAATGACTATTCCCCTACAACCCATCTGTCTGACAGCACCTATGCTTTTTTCAATGATGCTATCCATAGTGGCAGGTTCGCCATCTAGGTAATCAATAAAGATAAAGTGTTCCTCAATAAACTTGAGTGCATTGTCTCTTTCATCTTCATTCATTCTTTTAGTAGCCCCTGTAAAGAATGGTTTGTCGATATACTTTTCAACCAATTTTGCAATGTGTAAATCCGGTGGATTCTCAAAAGAACAAACCGCAAACTTCCAACCCTCATTCTTAGCAAGGTTCATCATAATCATATCTATAAACTCAGACTTACCTGAACTTGGTATGCCTGTCACAACTGACAACTGCCCCCCTGCAATCTTAAACAATTCATCTACATTAGAATATCCTGTTGACACACCCTGCATAAAACCCTTGTCGTATAAATCAATGACTGAATTTTCATAGTGGTTAGACTTATACAATCCTGAAAGTGGATATGGCTCTGCATCAGCAATAACCTGTTGCAGTTTCTCGCACCCCCCTTCAATCAGACAATCATTAGCATCCTTGTATTCACTAGGGATAGAGGCAATCCACACTTTATTTTTTCCTATTCGTCTAGCTAATTCTTCTGTTAAAGACTTACCTGCATCATCATTATCACAGCATAAGACTATCTTCTTAGCCTTGTCCAACTTCTCACTTGCGTTCCAAACATACTGAAACTTTTTATCTTCACTAGGATCAATCTTGTTGTTGTTTACTTTCATCACCGCACCATTAGGTACAGACACCGCCCCCTCGATTCCTGCCTCAGCAAGTGCTAGTGCATCAAACTCCCCCTCACAAATAACTATTAACTCGTTAATGTTTATCTTGTCTAATCCAAAGAATGTCCTAGCTGAACCCTCTTGAGTAAAGTTTTTTCCCTCTAATGTTCTCCATTTGACCGCATAGACCTTATCTTCTTTGTAATATGGAAACCCGACACCGGTAGCATTGCCAACTCCGTTGAACCCTCTACTATCAAAGTAAACTCCATATTTTTTAGCTGTATCCTCTGATATACCCCTATCTTTAAGGAATTTTATTTGATGTTTGTTATACACTACTCCGGAGTTAGGTGTTATCTCTTTTGCCACAGATATAGGTGTTGGCTCTGTTATCTTTTTTGTTTTTGTTGTTGTTGTTGTTTGGTTCATGTTTACTACTCCTGATAATTGACAATGCCAACATTGATATAAAATTTTATCGCTATCCCTTGTCAACGATAAAGTCTTTTGATTCTTTTTTTTCCGGTGTGGTGAACAAGCAGGACATTCAATCCTCTTGTTCTGTTGATCAGCAAGATATTCTGAATTTATTATGTGATCTAATTGCATTTACATACTCCTTATATATACTAGTATTAAACTAATACTAATACTAGTTATAAACTAGCCTAGTATTTAACTAGTGATTAATTACTTCTCTTTGCCAAGCCATACCATTAATAGCAGATATAATATCCTCAGATATTTTTTTTCTATCTTTAGAATTTATTAACTTTAATAATGATTCCCTCAGGTGTTGAGGATTTAGATTAGCCTGTAAACAAATTTCTTCAAAGTCAACTGAACCAAACCAATCAAACGCTTTATAAACTTTTTTTTCATCACTACTAGCTGAATCTCGAATAGCTTGAATGATTACTTGCATATAAAGTTTTTGATTCATTTAATAAAAATTTATTTAACATTTGTATTTAATACAAAAATGAATATAATTTCAATGGTAAGGAGTTATATAGATGTATAAAATTGAAAAGGACATACCTGTTCCCCCTGCAAGAACTAATATTTCTAAGGCAGACAGTAAACTTAAAGACATACTAGAAACACTAAGAGAACTTGAGATTGATCATTGTTTTCTTATACCTATGAGTGTTGATGATTTAAAAGATAAGAGAGAAGTTAATGTGCTGAGAAGTAAGATTGCTTATGCTAAAAGAATATTAAAGCACAGAGAAAAAAACAATATACAACTAACATCAAGAGAAGAAAAGTTAGGTCTTAGAGTATGGCGAATCAAATAACCAATAACCATAACTTACCTCAGACTTTAGTTAATTTAGCTGAGAGAAGAAACTATACAAGGGGCAAGTCTGATAGATCAATCACACAACTTATTGATTCTCCAAGAGTATCTATTTTGAGAATGGCTAACGATAATAAAATTCAAGAAGATGTTATAGATACTTTTTGGGCGAACTTAGGTAGTGCATTGCATCACATAACAGAGAAAGGTGCAGACGATAAACACATAGTAGAAGAAAGATTATTTTTAGAGATAGAGAATTGGACTGTTAGCGGTGCTATTGATGTGCAAAGAATAGAAGATGATAACTCTATTACTGTAATGGATTATAAGTTTACTTCTGTTTGGGCGGTTAAGAATCCTAAGCTAGATTGGGAGAGGCAACTTAATTGCTACGCTTACCTAGTGCATGAATGTAAGGGCAAAGAAATTAAAGAACTTCAGGTCATTGCTTTTCTAAGAGATTGGAATAGAAACAACGCAAAAAGAGATCAATCATATCCGCAACAACAAATAATGGTAGTGCCTATAAAACTATGGTCATACGAAGAACAGAGAAACTATTTAAAAGATAGGACTATAAAGCACAGAGAGGCTTTACAAGACTATGCTTTTGAAAAAGGTATGTCTGAGTGTAGCCCTGAGGAAAGATGGCAGAGAGAGGACACCTACGCAGTTAAAAAGAAAAAGAATATTAGGGCATTAAAAGTATTTGATAATGTGGAAGATGCAAATAAATTAGCTAAAGAGAAAGGTGATGAGTATGAGGTTGAAGAACGAATAGGTATTCCGGTTAGATGTGTAGATAACTATTGCAAGGTTAATACTTGGTGCGAACAATACAAACAATGGCAACAAGACAATGAATGAACTTGAATCAAAAATAATTGGAATGTTAAAAACATTTGGAGACTATGGCATTGAGAACATAACTCTATCTTTAGATGAAAAAGAAAAACACATACTCATAGAAGATAGATCAAACCCATTTATTATTACCACAAAAAAATTGACACTAGATCAGTTTGTTTGTAGTGATGTAAAGATGTTAATTCAAATAGTAAGGAGTATAAAAAATGACTGATATTAACGATAAACTTATTGGGGCTTTAATCAAAGCACAAAGCGAAATGACTTTTGCCTCAAAGACAGGGACTAACCCACACTTTAAGAGTGGCTATGCCCCTTTGGAAACTGTAATTGATGCGGTTAAAAACCCTCTCAATGACAATGGCATTTTCTATTTGCAGAAAGTGTATCTTGCTGAGGGTGGACAATGCGTAGAGACTGAGTTTCATGGTCATGGTGGAGTTATTAAAGCAGGGAGAGTGTATGTTCCTGCTGACAAACAAACACCTCAGGGATATGGGAGTGCCTTAACCTATGCGAAAAGGTATTCACTTATAACTGCTTGTGGTTTACCTAGTGAGGATGATGATGGCAATAGTGCTGAATCTAATTACAAAGCTAAACCAAAAGCAAAACCTAAAGCTGAACCAAAACAAAACAAGCAAGACGATAGTGAGGCTAATGTTTTGTATGAGGCTTTATCAATGGGAGTAAGCGGAAGTAGTAGCATGGAATCGCTAAAAGAAAATTGGAAAGCTAACCAAGATGCTATTAAAAAATTAGAGAACTCTAATTTAGATGTTTACAACAAGTTAATTAAACTAAAAGACGACAAGAAAAAGGAGTTAGAAAATGTCTGATTATGCAAACAAGCCTAAGGCTACAGGTAATATATTCAAGAACGGATATAAGAATAAACAAACACACCCTGATTACAAAAGCACGATAACCATTCCTGCTGAACTGTTAAGGGATATGGTTGAGTTTATTAAACAAGATACTAGGAGAGAAAAGGGAGTGGACTTATCTATTGCCATGTGGAATAGAGTTTCTAAGAACCCCAATCCTAAAACCGGAGATCATACACCTTATCTTTATACTGTTGTAGAAATAGATAACTATAAGAGTGATAAAGAAAAGGCTCAACAAGAGGCAACTGATAGTGTCAACGCTGAGGCTAGTGTTAAAACAGATTCATTTGATGATGAAGATGTCCCATTTTAAATGAGCATGAATATTAATATTAAAACACAACATGATGCAGACTTGTTATACGAAAAGCTATCGCATGAAATGGCAGACGAAGTTATCTATCAAGATGGAGAGGCAACGGAACAACAAGCTAAAGCCACATATTTATATTGGTTAGATAAAGCTAAACAAATAGAGAAGTTAGGATTTAAACCTACTATAGATAGTGATGTTTTCTTTCCTGTAGGTCATGTTCCTACAGGGTGGAATAAAAGATAAAAATTAAATATTAAGGAGTTAATTATTATGTCAACATATTACAGACCAACAAAACCAATATCGCTAGAAGATATTAAAAAAAATAAAAGTCTTAAACTTCAAGGTTTTAAGATTGTAAATGATGAAGATGGACAATACTTTTTATGTAAATCATGTTTACATTTTGCAACAGATAGCAATAACAATGTAATAGATTTATTTAGATACAACATCAATAACGCTAATGATGTATTAGAACCTTTATCTATAGAGTTTGGAGTGGACTTCATTAGTGAGTATGAAGATGAATACCACGATCTAGCAAGTAGTGAAACACCTGTTATGACTTTCAACTTTGCTGATTTAATAGATTCAACTTCAGCAAAACAGGAGAATGTATGAATAGATTAATAGAAGTAGTTAAATCTGTAGAAGATGATATGGAAGAAAGAGACTTTGTAAACTTTTGGACTAGCTATAAATTGTTAATTGAGCAACTTAAATCTAAGGGCAGGAACAATGCTCATTATGATTTAATAAATTATTTAGAGTTATGCAATGATCAAGGGGATATGTGGGATACATCTGCTCGTTGGATTGAAGAAGATATGGCAGAGAATCCTGAGGAATATACCCCCAAACATCTTAGAAATTTGTCTGAGGAAAAGGTAGATACTTTAAGGGAGATACATAAGCCTCGTTCATAATGAAAAATAGATTAAGAAGTGAACGCTATCTGAAACATATCAGGCAGTTTCCATGCTTGATATGTGGCAAGGTTGGTGTCCATGCTCATCATTTACGACACGCAGATTACAAGGGTTGGGGATTAAAAAATGGAGATCAATGGGCAGTACCATTATGTGCAGAGCATCACATGGATTGTCATAGAACCGGCAAAGAGAAAATGTGGTGGGCTATGAATGGTGTAGATGGGTTGGCTTGGGCGGAGAATACTTTTAATGAATGGCAGGGAGAAACAATACCTGATAAGTATCAAGCTATAACTAGTGATAACGCAGATTACTTTGAACAAGATGAGCAAGGGTAGTAAAAGACGACCTGAAAAGGGAACGCAGTATCAAGATAATTGGGAAAAGATTTTTGGTAATAAAAATAGTGAGGAGAAAAAATGCAAGACTATGAAACGCAGTATGAAAAAGCAACGATAAACTTTGAGGGAGTTAAGATTGCCATGAGGCAAGATAAGAATGGATACATTCTAACTTTGTCTGTTCACCCTAACGAAGTGCCTGAGAGTTTGTTAAGGGATTGGGTAGGCTCTAGGTATCAAGTAGCTATGGTTCAAATAGGAGATGATGAGATGCCGGTTGTTCCCAAGAATAAAACTGAGGGTGAAAGGTATGTAGCAAAAGCAGGATTGCTTTGTAGGGAGAGGGAGTTTCAATTATTTATTGCAGATAGAAACAACATACCTGAAAGTATGGTAGAAGATTTTAATAGCGATAACTGTGCTGAATGTTTAAGGAGAGAGTTAGGCATTGACAGTAGATCAGAACTCATGGAAAACAAAGAGGCTAGACAACAATTAGATATGATTATCTTAGACTATGGCAAATCACAATGGGCGAAGTAATAGATAAGACTAAGCTGAGGTGGTGGGCTTGGCATAAGAAAAACCCTAAAGTGTGGGTGTTGTTTCAGAAGTTTACTTTTGAGGCTATTAGGTCAGGCAGGAAACATTATTCTCATTGGGCTATAATGCAGAGGATAAGATGGGAGACTGATATTGTGACGAAAGGTAATCCTTTTAAAATATCAAACGATTTTATAGGTTATTACGCTAGATACTTTATACATAGTTATCCTGAGCATAAAGACTTCTTTATAACTAAACCATTAAAACATGAGAGGGGGAACAATGAAGAAGAACAAAAAGAAAATAATACCCATGAAGAAATCATGTGTGGTTAATCTTCCTATAGGAATTGAGAAAGAAAAATTTAAAAAGAAAGGTTTTATTTTAACTGCATGGAAACGCTTGAACGCATCATACTAGAAACAGATGAAGATGAGTATTCAATCTCAACTTCTATCATAAGGGCTAGGACTTTCTCAGGGGCGGAAAAGAAACTAAAAGATCAAGATGTTCAAGCGATCATCAAAATATCTAACGGCTCATTCATGGTGTTCTACCATGAAGAAGATCAATAAACTTATACACCCAGCGTATTGCTGGTAACCCCAGAAGCTAACTTAAAAATAAATTAAAACCGCATAAGCTCAAGCTCTAGCTCAAGCTCACACAAAAAAAAATTATTATATAACTATTAACCGGTTAATATTTAATTATCTCTGGACTGCCTCTGGTATTATATCCTGCAATATAGTTTTTCTAACTAAAGGAATTTGTTTTGATTTTAGAAGTTCATTCTTTGCTGATTGCAATTCAACAAGCTGATTTCTTTTCTGATCTGGCGTAAGAGTTTGACTGTTTATAATTATAGCCTCTGCATTTCTAATCTCTTTTAATTGATCTGAAATATTTTGCAGGTCTTTTTGCAAGTCTTTAAGTAAATCGTAGTATTCAAACCGATATTCTTTAGCCATGCCTATTGCAAATGTATCACCTCTATCCACAACATCATCTTCTAGTTTTCTAAATGATTGCACTAGATCATCTGTCATGCCTTTAAGATCATAGAATTGATTTTCAATACCACGCCCCTCAGGTGGTAAAGTAAACGCCCCAATAACCGGAAGCTGATCGACACGCAAACTAGCCCTCTCTGATCCTGTTAAGCCCTCTCTTAACATAGAATCAACACCTTGCACTAAATATGTTCCCATTGATCCTGAGTATCCACGAATAAGATTTTCTACATAAAGAGGACTTATATTCATTTGATCTCCTACTACTCTTGAAAGTGTGTCTGTGCTTGGTCGGTAAGCTAGGTCGTCTGTGCCTTCTAAGTAGGTCGGTATTATTTTTCTACCTGTAAAAAAATCATAATTAAAATAATTTTCTATTAATGGTTCTACCAATGTAGGTGGTGTAATAGAAAGTGTATGGAAGATATTTCTTGTTAAGTTATCAGCTACATCTTTACCTGCTATATCATCCATAGTGTAAGCTAAAAGTCTTTCGGGAATAGTAAATGCAAGTAACCCTACTTCAAATGGCTTAGGTAAAGCAATTGTTTCTCCTGTTAGTTTTTTGCTGCCCGGCATAATTATATAATTATCTTTAATTTCATCAGGTGCTTCTTTATATTCTTCACTATCTCTAACTAATAAATAGTAATAAGGTACTAAAGACATTAACCCTGCAAATCTAAGGAACACACTTTTTAATCTTTTGGCTGGTGATAAACCTCTACCTATACCATACTTGCCTGTTAAACCTCTGTAAAAAACATCAAGCCCTTGTATTCTTGGATTTAAAAACATGGTTGTTTGTGCAAGATATTGAAACCATTTAGCATTACCACGCCTTGTAAAGTTTAAAACTTCCATAGCTTGAAATATAGCTTCTGCTTCATTACCTGTTCTTTTAAGTGCATCTTTATAAACAGCTACTCTTGTAGCTGCATCAGTAATTGCTGTTCCTTGTCCTAATATTTCCCAAACTTTTGCAAGAGTATCAAAAGGTGCCATTGCTATTTTTTTAACTGTTGATCTTTGTTTTTTAATTTCTTTTTTATACAAGTTGTTTACTAACTTTTCTGTTGTATCTATTTGTCTAACACCTTGATCGTATCCTGTAATAACACCTGCATCTCTTAACTGTTTAAATTCTTTTGGCAAATTACCTGTAGTTAAACCAACAGCTATGCTTACTGTTTCTTTTAAAGAACTAATAATAGGAGTATAGTTTGCACCACTTAAAGTCCATGCTGATACTGAGTCTCTAAGTATTTGTCTAAACCAAAAGTCAGGCAGTCTTGTAATAAGATCAGATACTACTTGTTTTGTTCCTCGTAATGCACTTGTAAATAAACCCATTGGTGCAAAATCTCCACCTGTCATTATAGTAAAAGCATTAAAGTAATCAGGATCATCAACTTTCCATGATGTAGTTTTACCATTTACTTTTACTTGCACTATGTTTGGTCCTTTAACATTACCTTTAACTTGTTCTGCTACACCTAAAATTTGTAAGTTACGCATGACTCTATTAGCTGCAACATTCTTCATACCTAAGTTTATTGCTGCTCTAAGATTGTTTGTTATGCCTGTAATTGGATCAACAATATCTTTTTCTTCACTACCTTTTGCTCTTTTAAATGGTGTGATAGATAAACCTTGTAATATCTTAGGACCTTTAAATCCTTCCATGCCTTCAAGCGGTCTGTAAAAAGGTATGTAATCTGATGTCTCCATCCAAATCTTACCTGTTTTTTCATCTAAAACTCCTGTATCTATAAGGAATCTAACAATGTGTGAGTTCCATGTTTGATACTGATCAATCATAGTTTCTAATTGTTCATAATCTTTTAATGCTTTTTCTGCATCTTTTTTATCTTGTGCAGTTATCTTTACTTTTCTACCTTCTGCATCAAATCTAGTTTCTCTTTGTACTCTTAATACAGCTTGAAAAGCCCAAAGCATATTGGGATTATTAATGGCTTCTTTAAATATTTCGTATGGTGCTACGATAGGTTGACCATCTTGAGGCGATACATCAACAACTGTGGTGTAACCTTTTTCTTTGTTATATACAGGAACACCTCTTAAAAAAGATTGTTGAAATATATCTCCTGATCTATCTGAATGATATAAAGCTGCTGCTGCTGATACAGATGCAGATAACATTTCATCACCAACACCAGATATTTCTCCTGCAACATAATCTGTATCTGCTAATCTTGCATACTGATCTAGTATTTCTTGTCTAAAACCTAATGGATTCCAAAAACCTTTTAATGTTTCTAAAACTCTTTGACCTACAGTTACATCATCAGGTGTAATATCTCTAACAGTTAAGCGTTGAACTATTCTTTCTGTTTCTGGTTTTAATGGTTTACCACTATTTTTAAAAGAATATTTAATCTTATTATCTTGACCTATATCGCTAAGAATAAAATTAATATCAGCAGACTCTGCTGAGGGTGTATTTTTTATATCCTCTTGTGCTTTAACTGCTGCTGCTACAGCATCAGGGTTTGCCCCTGTATTAATAACAGGTCTTACACCTGCATCTATTGACTTTTGTTTTTCAGCTTCTGCTTTTTGAAGGAGTCGTTTTGTTTCTCTGCTTTGTTCTTGGTCTTGTTGAATACTAAGTTCATCATTGCCAACTCCAATTCTTCTTCTTTCTGCAAGGTACTGATATGATTCTGTGGTATCTTCTTCAAGTGTTTGTTCTCCTACACCAAAATTATTATTTATAAATACAAAACCGGTGCCACGATATTCAAAGTTATCTTTTAAATAATTGTATGTATCTCTTGGTGTATTTTCAACATCAATTAAATAACTGCTAGGTATGTATCTTCCTGTTGCAACAAATCTATTTAAAACTCTTGTAGCAGCAGAATTAAAATCTGCATCTACTAATACAATATCTACATCATAATTATAATCATCTTGCAGTTTATATATAAGTTTATCTAAAGATTTAACTTTATTAGTTCCACCAACTTTAGGTATAACTATGTTATCACCTTTACTTAATTGATCTTCTAAAACTTGTTGAGATAAAAAACTAGATTCTACAGCTACAGCATTTGCACCTAAACCATTTCCAAACTCAGGTAATATTTTTTTTGCATCATCTGAATCTACTATTGCTGCACCAATTTTTTTAGCAATTTTTTCTGCAAAATGAGATTTACCTGATGCTGGTAAACCTATAGCTATTACTGCTTTACGATCTTGATTAACAATTCCTTTAGCATAAGACTCAGCTTTTCTAATTAGTTGTGGTACATATTTATTTTCTCTAGCTTTTAATTCTTCATCAAAATATAAATCAGATTTAATTTCTCCGTTAACATTTTTTGCAGTTTCTTCTTGATTAAATACCCTTAACTCTGCTTCTTGTAATGCTGAATCAGTAAGCAACTTTATAAGTTCATTACGATTTAATCTTTTGTTAGAAAGTTTTTTTAATTTAGCTTCTAACTGTCTAACTAATAAATTATAAACATCATCAGTTGCAATCTCTGTATTTATTGTAGGACCTGCTGGATTACCTGTAGCACCCATAATAAAATTAATGCTGTTTTCATCTAGTATGTCTTTTGCTTGATCTTTAATTGTTTTAATTCTGTGATAAAGCTGTTGTTTAAATCTAGGTCCTAATCTTTCAATGGGGCGACCAACTTCAATTAAATCTTTTTTATTAACTAATAATTCTGATTCATTAAAAAATTTATATTCTTTACCTAAACTACCTGTTACATCAAAATCATAACCACCAGTCATTATAGGATTTATATAAGCTAAGACTTTATCTTTAGGTATTATGTATTCAATAATGCTACCATCTTCTGCATATATACCTTCTTCTACTTCTTCACGGGCATCTATTTCTGGAGATTCACCAAAAACTATATCATCTATATCTTTACGAGAAAATTGTTCTGCTACTGTGCGATTAAATGTTACAGGCACAACATCATATTCATCTTGAATATTGCCACCACGATAAACTACTATTTGTTCTGGAAAATTACTTAGTGTTTCTCTAGTAATAGAATTAATATCTTCTTGTAATTGTTCTACTGTGTTTATACTCCAGCCATCTAAACCAAGTGTATCTATAAAATAATTTTCATCATTTTCTAAAATAGCAGCTATTGAATCTGAACCATCTTCTTGTGCTTGTCTTATTACTCTATCTATTAATGGTTGTCTTTCTTTATCGTAATCACTATATTTATCTTTAAGAGACTGCCAAGTAATAGGTACTGGTCTGCCATCACTAGTAATATCTTTAAGTCGTGTTACTAGTGAAAGTTCTCTTTCAGGAGTAATTCTACCCTCTGTTCTGACTAGACTATATTTGGTAGTGGATTGTGGTAAAACTGGATCAACAGGTATTACTGCTGGTTGTTTTGATACTATGGCATTTTTACTTACACCAAATAATCCTTTGTTTTTATAAGGGTTAGATATTGTAGGATTGTTTCTTAAATTAATTAAATCAGGGTGAAACAATACATCACTAAAATTTAAATTAAATCCTCTTATTTGATGTGGATTACCTGATATAGAATGATATTGACTGTCTCCTAATTGTGCTGCTTTAATAGCCTCACCTCTATTATCATATGCTATTGCTACTGTATCTCCAGTAGGAATATCGCCTACAAAATAAAATGTTTTTATGCCATTAGATTTATTGTTAGCTTCTTTTCTTAATAATACTTGTGTTGCGTTATAAGCTACTTGACTTATTTCATTTAAATTATTTTTATCTGCTGTTGGAAATCTTCTTTTAACTAAGTATTCATTTAGAACATTAGAACTTTGATACATAAGATTTGTCCATGCACTCATGTCTTCACTAAACTCATTATTTTCTACACCCATAATATATTCTGTGTATATTCTTGGTGGCTTAGTAAGTAAGTCTTCTCTAAATTTATACTTTAAAC